ACTGATGTAACTAGGTCATACCAGTCTGATGGGTGCATTACGATTGCATCTGGTTCAACAAATGCATCTTTTCTGATTTCGGTAATAGCTTGGTAAATTTGACCTAACTTTCCAAGTTCCCCACCATATGGGTCACCTGTATAGTCAAATGTGTTAATTCCTGATTTTTGTAACACACCTGTCAAGTTAGGAGCTGAACCGCTACCATTGATTAATTGGTTGTCAAGATTCAATTTCATCATTGTTGATAATCTTGAATTGACATATCCTTGAATTCCAGCAACATCAGCTAACAATTCGTCAGTTACAGGTAAGAATGTAGCCATCTTTCTGATGGATTCTGTTCTTTCTGTAAATGCTAAAGCACCTTCATTAGATGTACTAATGTCAGCAGCTTCAGCAACTGCACCAGCATTGTTGGTGAATGTTGTTTCTTCTAAATACACATATGCATTTTGGTTAGTTTGAATTTGGTCAAACAATCCAATAACGCTATCTGGATTACGAAGAGCTGTCTCCAAGATTCCTGGAGCTCTAAGGCTCTCAGGAGCATATCCTGTTGTATTCAAAGTTGTTTTGAATTCAACATTGGAATCTACACCTTTTACGCCATTGTCATTGTATGCTTTATAAGCATCAGTTCCAACAAACAATTCACCGATGGATTTTACTCCAGCTTTTTGAACGTCTGCATTTGGAATAGCGTTAACAGGTGTATCATTGATTTCCATTGCTTTTTCGTTTTGAGCTTTTGCTTCTTCAATTTTTAAATCATCAACAAGTCCAGCTAGTTCAGTGTTGAGACCTTTGATTTTTTCTTTGGCCTCAGCAGAGTACTTGCCGTCTTCTTGTGAATCAAAAGCAGCTTTAAGCTCTTCACGAGATTTAGCAATTTGTTCTTTGAGTTCTTTTGGTCTACTCATTTTTTAACTTAATCTCCTGTTATATATTTTGATTATTCTTCGATTAAGTCGGCTTCCAAAGATTCTGCAATTAATGCTTGACCTTCAGCCCATAGTGCATCTGATTCTTCATCAATAATCTCTTCTTCAGTATCAGCAGAGACTTCTTCTTCGGTTTCAGCTGTAGCAGGAGCTAACTCCTCTTCAACCTCTTCCTCAGTTTCTTCCTCTTCAATTACTTCAGGTTCGATTACTTCGACTTCATCAACAGGTTCTTCTGTCACTTCAGTCTCGACTTCTTCTACATCAGAAGCTTCTTCCTCAGCAGATTCCTCTACTTCGGTTTCTAGTTCTTCTACAGCAGCAGAATCAGCAGCACCGAATTCAGTTATGAATTCATCGACTTCAGACCAGGCATCTTGTAAATCTTCCTGTACCGCTCTAAGAGCGTCAGTAGCTTTCATACCTAGTTTCCTTCCATCCTTAGCACGTAACAACGCAATGGCGGTAGCTCGTGCCATCAAGTCGTTAAATGCAGCAAGCACATCTTTGACTTGTTGTGAAAAAGAAACATTATCTTGCGTTTCTTCTTCAACACTTTCACTTACTTTGTAATAAGACTTACCTTCAGATTCAACAATTGTTATTGTCTTTCCTTCAGCTTCTGCTTCAGCTAATGCTTTTGCAGGGTCTTCATACACTTGTTCTAATACTTTTTCTGGCTTAGGTTCTACAAGATTATCTTTAGCCACTTTCATTTTTTCAGCTATTTCTCTGAGCATATCTACCCACCATTGTGGTAAGTCTGCATCTTCGTCTTTAGGAATAGCAGCAAGAATTTCTTTCATTTCTTGTGTGATATTTCCTAATGCTTCCATAGCAGCGTGTTGCTCTGTATGAGTTTTAGCTTCTTTCATGTCGTCAGCATCATCATCACCGTTTATAGCATCTTCATATTCTTCATGTGTTTTACATGGCATATAGATAGTTTTTCCATCTTCATCATGAGAATGTATACCATCGCAACCCATTTCTTTAGCTCTTTCCATAGCTTCACCTGGATTGTCAAACATATCTTTACCTACAGATGCCTTACCTTCTTTTGCAATTTCTTTTAATAACTCGTTATTAGATTTAATTGATAATGTATAAGTATCTTGATTAGCACCAACTAGTACTGGAGATACTTCAAATACAGTTAAATCTTTTAAATATCTTGCATCAACTTCTTCATTTGATTTCATATCTTTATGCTTACCAAACTCAGAATCATTGACTCTATATCCGAATGACCATTGTTGAAGGTCACCCATGTTCTTTACTAACTTGTAGGCTTCTTGTCCTGAATCTGTGTCCATGAAAAACTCACCAACAAATGTAGCTTTGTCACCATCTTCTCTAATGTAACCTTTTCCAATTGGCATATCCCATTTATGAGCCCATACCATAGGTACATCACCAGACTTGAAACCTGATTTTATTGAACCTGGGAGAACAATGTCTCCATCGGAATCTAGATTATTGAAAACAGAAAAGACAGCAGAGACTTTACCTTCGGAGTCTTCATCAAATTTAAAGTCTATATTCTTTACTTCTCTTTCTTGCATGCAAATGCTCCTCTGTAATTACAGTTATATAAGATTATTTTAAACAGAGGTGTTTGAATTTAGTGTCTTTTCTTTTGTTATATCTTTAATTACAGTTAGCTTTGATATTGGCATGGTTACACTTCTATCTGTTTTTTTGTGTTTACCATTTTCTAATATTGCCCAAACCTGCATTGTAGCTTCTTTACCATCGACTGATATTACTACACCATGTACTGTTGAAGGTGGGTCGGGGTCCTTATTTATTGACCAACTGACAGATTGACCAACTCTAACGCTTGATGCTTTCTCCCCACTTTTTTTAGATGAGAGAGGGTGTGAAGAAGGCAGCAAGTCGGTATCGTATGGTTTTCTCTTAAACTTACCAGTTCTCAATGCATGAAGGAACCCGTTTACACGTGCTATTCCCCATTGGTCAGCAGATGTTACATTACCTCTTACTGAGCCAGGGTTAGTACGATAAGCACCTACACCTCTATTGAACACAGAAACTAAAGTTCTAAGATTTGTTTTATACTTAGGACTTCCATCGTTATGTTCTTTAACCTTGTTAGTAAGTATCTTTCTGACATTAGCAGAAACCTTTGATGCAAATGCTTCATCAAGTATTTCATTTGCAACTTCTAAACTTTTCTTTCTTCTTCTACGAACTAATTCTTTTCTTTCATTAATTATTTTTTTCATAGCAGGAACGCCAATATTAGAAACACCACCCCATTTAATGTTTGCTATTGTTCCATTAAGTCTTGTATTACCTTGATGTCTTCCCATGTATCGTTCTCTTCTACGAACCCAGCTAAGAACTGCTTCACTTCTATCGCCAGCTTTATATTTAGCCCAGTTTCTGTAAGCATCATTACCTGTAAAAGATGTTGGAGGATTACCACCGTTACCAGCTAATCTCCAAATCTCAGGCCAGTTCTCTTTTAAATCTTTTGCATAAGCAAATGGAAACTCTTTGTATTTAGAATTAGATATTCTTACTGCTCTATCATCTCCAGGGCTAGGAAAGTTTGTTCTATCTTTTTTTGGTTTTTCTTTCTTCTCACTACGCCATGAATCAGAATCAATCTCTTCCAATGCTTCAGCTTCTTCTGTAGAAACTTTTATTTCTTCCATTTCTGCTAAAGCTTTTTTCATACTTGCTAAAAACTTTTCAGCTTCAGCTCTTGTTTTAAAACATTTAATTACTTCATTGTCATAATGACTCACTACACAAAATGCACCGTTAGGCATTTCAGCAATATATTTATCTTCTGATATTCTTTGTGGTGATTCAACAACGTCTTGTCTTGTAGACTCTGGTGGCAATGCAACAGAACCTAGTAAAGCTTTTCCTTCATCTGGAGAAAATCTATCTCTTTCTAATAATGGTTGTCCATCTTCAGTAATCTGTACTGTATTAAGAGGTCTTAAATAAATATCATGTCTGTCGTCTGCTTCAAGTCCTACAACTTTTCTAGCTTCACCAATAGTTATCCA